AGTTGTTGATTTTGAGTCAGAGTTTCTTTTTGTCCCGTCACTAGGGCTCGTGGTTGTGTCATGCTCATGTAATTGCACCACTGAATCGGACCGAACATGAGCCAAGATTACCGAAGTTCAATCACATTTGAGCAAGCGATGGGACTTGAGCCCCTGCCCTCTCAACTCAAATTGAATGAGGTGAGTCCGGTACTCAAAGCACGTCTGTGGGATTTAGTTCACACCCAAGTTCTTAAAAGCCGCATGTATGGCAACGGCTCCCTTCTTGACGATCCGATACGTCGCATAGCTAAGCGTTACATGATCGAAAGGGAAAATATGCTCATTGATGAATGGGATAACGGAACGTACGATCTCATCAACATCTGGAAAAGGAAATTCGCACCGGAGGCGACATTCTCGGATGTTCTCGGCTTCACTGAATGGTTTGTTCGAGCGCTTCGCAACCCGGATGTGGCCCACTTTGTCGCCAATATCCTGAAAGCTGAACGTGCTGCGTATCGCTTAGAGGATTGGAACATCGTTCCAGTTGCTTCCCCGGAAGAGGGCGAGGCGATTGTGACAGCGGTGAAATTGGCGAGCTCCTCGGGCATGGAGGGCGTCCGCTCTCATATATCGAAAGCCTCCACGGCGTTGACGGCAGGCGATTACGCGGGTTCTGTCAGAGAAAGCATTCATGCCGTGGAAGCTGTGGCGTTCAAGAAGACCGGCCAAACAGGAAGTTTCGCGGCTGCTTTGAAAGCTCTCAACAAGACGGAACCGATGCACGAAGCCTTTCGAATCGCCCTCGACAAACTTTATGGCTACACCAGCAATGAACCAGGGGTACGACACTCCCTGTTAGATCAGGGTGATGCGAGCGTGACTGAAAGGGATGCATTGTTTATGCTGGGTATCTGCGCTTCGTTTGTAACCTATCTTTTGAGGGGGAAGGATGCACACCCCGCGTAAGGGCATTCGGGATAACTCAAAAATACATTATCACCCCCGAAGAAACGAACGAAAAGACATCAGCAGAGTCGCTTCCCCAAGTGCCCGAAATGTGCACATCAAGGATAATACAGATCGATCATCTGGTGTGCACATCAATGATTTCAACAGCTTACGCTTGGTGTGTCATGTCGTTGTGTCAGAGGGGCAGCCGGAAGGGGCGTCGAGTGCGCAGATCGAGGGCCACCGGGGGGAACTGCCCGAGCCTCTTATCTGATTTGACCTCTCGCATTTCTGCAGCAAACATTTCGGGATTTATGTGGCAAAACTGCCCGACCAAGGCACCAGGATCGCCGGCCCGTCTGACCTGTCCGGAGCTGCGATGCAAAACACGAAGCCAGTCTGGTGCTTCTGATCATCGAACAAGGTTTCGTAGGTGACGCACCCAACGATGAATCGAACGCTTCCGTCGAATTGTATATCAAAACGATCATGGCTCGACCACATCCACGGACGCGAGTATTCATCTCCAGGAGCCAGTAGCACTCCGTTTTGGGATGAATCAGATTGCAGTGACTCCTTAGCAAGTAGATCCATCACTTGATCAATATGATCTCCATCCGAGGAATGAATATTGGTATGGACGTTGATAGCGGCCGATTTACCGGTGTTCTTGTTGACAACCCGGATATCCAGCTGCATTACTTCGCCATGATATTCCTCAAGTTGTGTGTGGGTTTCCACCCTCGAAAAGACCCAAGCTCTCTCTGACGTTATGATAGCCGCAGCGTTGATGCTGTTAGCTTCCCTCGCTGCCAATAGAGAGGCCCTGATCCAGATTAACCCGAGGATGCTTACGCCTCCGGTCACTACGCCCAGCAGGAGCAAGAAAAACGTCCAATCGGCCGTTTCGTCCTGAAGCGACCGAACAAAGTTATCAGCAGACGCCTCCTTCTGAAGAAGCTCCAGGCGGACGCAGCGAGCATCGGAACCGCATTTTTTTACGGCCTGCGCAGTCATTTCCGTTCGGTGAGCATCGCTGAGGAACCGTTGCTGTCGCTCGTAGCTAATCTTCCACCAGCTTAACACGATGATGGTCACCGTGACCGCTGAAACGATGATAAACAGGACCCACTTCGAAAACCCGGAAGACTGCGAGCCAATCAGTTTTACACGGGGTGAGGCTGCCACATCCTCAGCCCTTCTTCTGCAGCCGCATAGCAAACGCCTCGCACCCGCCGATGTCACCATCCCATTCGAAATTCTCGATGATGTCGGTCTGGCTGGCTATGACCTTGAGCTTGCACTGGTAGTCGTAGCTGGTCGTCCGCGAGCCTTGGATATTCGAGTAGATCGGTTGGCCGTTCACGTAGGTCGTCGCGGTATTGTACGTGGGCACGGTATAGGAACCGCTGTCCTGATTGTTCCACGTATAGACCTTCTTGCCGACGATGCTCATCTCGCTATCAGGATAGCCGAGCTTGGCGATAGCAGCGCTGATCGGTTGGCCCTTCATGGCCTCCATGGCAGGCTTAGCGCTATCCATTGTCACGCAGCCGGAAACAGCCCCGAGTGAGATCAGGGCAATGGTCTTGAGTAGTCTAGTCATGTGGTCCCCCAGTAGTGGACCTTCGAAATACACAACCGCCGAGTCTCGGGCAATCCCATATAGTTACCCTTAATGTTTCCTCTGGGGATTAGGGATTGGTGGATGGGAGTTCTTTCACCTCCATCCATCATAAAGATCATCTGGAGAGAGACCCTTTTTCATCAGGTCCCTCTCCTCATCCTTTATTCCTTCTCGTCTCTCCTTAAGGGAGGGGTAATTAAAGGTTGGTCTTCAACCTATGCTCATCCACCTAAGGGTGTCCTCCCCTGACATGCCGAAGACATGCTCAGCGAAGCTCTTCAGCTCCTGTTCGAGCAGTGCTGCCTTGTGGTCGTCAGCCGCCTTCTCCGTGTCTCGGGCCATGTGTTCAACCCAGTAGCCCACGGCGATAGCCAGGGCATCGAGACGGTCGTCCTTCACCAGAGCGCCACGGTCGCGGGTGATGCGGGTGAGCTGGTAGAAGAGCTGCCGGTGCGGCTCCGCTTCGTGGTCACGCTTGATCACTTGGGCGTCGACGATGAGGCGATGCTGGTTCATGACCGGTTCGAGAACATCGCAGATGCGGCGTTCCTTCTGGGTCGAGTGCTTGACTTCCTCAATGGTCACCGGGTGGACGCGGGTGAACACCGGCTTCAGGAGCTGAGTGAACATGCCGTCACCGAAGTTGCCTTCGACGATCACGCGGTTGACGTTGTGGGTTGCGGCCAGCATTGCGAGGGCCTTGAGCGTTGCCTCGGAGTAGCCCTCCTTGAAGCCGCCTGAGGCGACCAAGAAGAGGTTGCCATGGAGTATCTTGACGATGGCGTAAGCCGTCTCGTCACCTCCGTTACCCGAGGGGTCGATGGCCATGACCGAGCCGGTGTACTCAGCCATCTCGTTCGCGGTCCACATCGGGCGATGCAGACGGTCACCCTGAAGGCCCACTGCGGGAAGATCGGAGATCACCTTGTCGGGGTCGTTGCACCAGACCAGTTTGGCCGGGGCCATTCGGGGATCGAGTGAGCTGATGATCAGATCGGAGAGCTTCAGCGGGTACTTGTCTTGGTCGCTAAGCGAGGTGTCGAGCATGAACTGCAAGGCGAAGCCAGAGCGGGCATAGGAAGCCTCACGCTCGATCAGGTCCTGCTCTTGGAAGCGCTGGGGGTCGACCGGTTGGCGTGGTTCAGCGCCGGCCTCGATCATGTCCAAGACGAACTTCGAGAGGCGACCGAGGTAGCGCTCGGGGTCGTTCGGCACACGGGCCGGCCAGATGCGGATTTCGTAGCCGCGTTCAGGCAGCCTGTTGTAGAGGCTCATCTCGGTCTGAGGGGTGCCCAGGTAGATGATGCGGCTGGTCGGCAGCGGCTTCAGAATAGCGTCGAACTCCTTCACGCGCTCTGAGAGCTGGTCGCGCTGGAGCTGGGTCATGGAGTTGTTCGGGACCTCAACGTCGTCCGCGATGATGATGTCAGCACGGGAGCCTGCGAGCTGTCCTGTGATGCCAACGGACTTGACGGAGGGAGAATGGGAGTTGCGGGCTGGGCCGACATCGAAGGCAACCATCGAATCACGCTGCCCTGCCTGGGCGCGGAGGTGGGCCAGGATCGGCATCTCAGCGATCAGCCTCTTGGTGAAGCTGGAGAATTGGTCGGAGCGATCCTTCGAGGCCGAGACCACGAGGATGTTGAGCTGGGGGTTGCAGTAGAGGAGCCAGACCACGAAGGCCGAGGTGACGTAGGACTTACCCACGCCTCGAAAGGCCTCGATCACGCAACGCTTGGGTCCGTGCTGGAGATACCCGGCGATGTCGTACTGAACGGCTGTCGGGACCGGGAGGTTGAGGTGCTTCCAGACCACGAAGAGGAAGTTTCGAAAGTCCTTCTTCAAGGGGTCGATGGAGGGGCTGAGATGGGTGCCTGACTTCAGGCTAACGGCTGTCATATATCCACCCGTGGATTAAACAGGCCACAGCGGCGCACAGACGCGCGCCAGCGCTCTTGGCTAGGGTAGTAGCCTAGAGGTCACTGATGCGCGCCCTGGAGTCAGCCGCAGGGGGCTGTGGGGGTTTAATTGTAGGAGGGTCGGTCGTCGTCGCCCGTGAAAGGCAGATCGTCCGCGAGGTTCCTCAGCGGGCTGCCTTCCTTCGGCACGGAGTCGATGTTGTTGTCCTTGAGGAACTGGCGGGCCACGTTCAGCTCGGCTGCGGTGACCTCTCCGCTCCTGACCTTGTCGAGGAGCTTCTGGGCCATTTCCGCATGGAGCAGCGAAAGGATTTCGTTGAGGTCCATTACTTGTAGCTCAGATAGGCCGAGATCGCGGCGACGATCAGGGCGAGGATTGCGGTGATGTTGGTGATGAAGGACTGGTTGGTAGATGCCTTGGCCTTGAGGGAGGCGATGTCCACCTCTCCCGCCGACATCCGCCCCTCTAACTGGTCGATGCGCTGAGACTGCGCCGACGACAGGCTGATGAGCGTGTCCACCTTGCCCTCGACCCTGCCGATCAACAGCAGGGCCTCGGTGTTCATGTGTTCCATTACAGGGTTCCCGCCCAGAGCCAGAGGGCGTCGAACTGGTCGACCGGGATGCCCATCATGTCGCGCAGGCGCTCGACCGCAAAGCTGTCCCGAACATAGCCGTCGGGGGGCGGCTCGGTCAGCTCGATCTCCAGCGTAGCGCGGAGCTTGGCGTCCGTGATGGTGCCGATCTGGGCCATGACCTGAGCCTTGGTTGTGTTGATCTCCAGCGCGGCCAGCCAGAGCTGACGTGGCGAGAGGTTCGGCAAGGTTTCGACCTCAGGGACTGCAGGGAGCAGAGCGCCGTCCTTGAAGATCATTCCCGGGGTGACCTCGGAGGAGGACGCGTCGATACCGATGACGATCTTGTTGTGTGGCACGAGTCGAGAGGGGTCGTGTTCCACGTTCGAGATGACCCCATCCTCGGGCTGGACGAGTGCCCAGGCTCCATAGACAGCGTCGACGAACTCGCCCTGGTCCGTCCAGTTGGTGAGGCCCCTACGGATGTCGTACCAGTCCTGCTGGTGCTCGTTCTCGTAGAAAACGATGCCGGTGTCGTTGAGCGGCTTGAAGAGGCCGAAGTTTACAATTTCCATGAATTACGATCCGCTGAACGTGACCCAGCCACGGACGGGGTCAAAGGATTGCAGGTAGTGGTAATGCATTGCGGGGTTGTTCGAAGTTCCCTGCATGTTCATCCCGGTGAGTACCGCGCCCGCTGGGCACATCATGAGGCCGTTGTCCGGTACGTTGAAGGAACTGGAGCTGACCTTACGGAACGCGAGGTTCGCCACGCGGTCGTTTGCGAAGTTAAGTGCGCGGGCGTCGATCCGGGCATTCAGGTCACCGAGCTGGGCCGTTGAGAGCGCGCCGTCTGCTCCAATAGTCAGTGCGTTGACGACGGTCCCATTCAGCTTCTGGATATAGAGGCTGCCATTCGCGGCACTTAGGACGCCCCATTTGTTGACACCGGTATGATCCAACACAAGAGAGGGGTTGACCCTTTGAATTGAGACATCGCCCGTTACCGTGCCGCCGATCTTGTCGAACTTCCCTGCGAGGGAGGTATTGATCTCCGTCTTGGTGTAGAAGGTGGACGGGTCGAAGGCTGCAGCGGCAGCCGCACTAGCCGCAGCTTCAGCGGCCTTGGTGGAAGCGGTGTTGCGGTAACCCAGAGCTTCTGAGGCGCTGGCAGCAGCCTCGGTGGCCTTGGTGGCAGCGGTGGTTGCAGAGCCTGCGGCATTGGTGGCGCTGGTGGCAGCTTCGCTGGCCTTGGTGGTGGCCACCGTCTTTGACGCGCTGGCCGAGGACGCAGAGGCCGCAGCGTTTGTCTCAGAGGTCCCTGCAGCGACCGCGTAGGCCGATGCCTCAGCAGCCTTCTGGGTGGCGATGTTCACGCCCGAGGTCACGCCGTCTTCGACGAACTGCTTGGTGGCGACATCGTTAGCCTGGGTCGGCGTGAGGACATTCGAGATGCGCCGGCCGAGGGCCGAGAAGGAGCCGTCTTCGGTGACACCGAGAGAGGACTCACCCAGGTCGAAGGACTCCTGCGCGAGGTAGAACACCTGCAGCGCGGAGAGATCGAGTTCACTTTCAACCAGCGTCGAGCCGTCAACGAAGTCGACCAGAAGTGTGTCGCGAGGGGTTACGCGGCGACGATCCACGATCTTGTCTACAGCCGGGGCCGGAATGATTTGGACCGAGGTGGGCGACAGCCAGGCATAGGCAACCGCCACGCCATCGACCGTCACTTGAACGTGGGTCTTAGAGATGTAGGGAAAGGGGACCGTGAAGATGGTCGTAACCCCGTCCCCGAGGGATTGAGCATAAGCAAGAGCCATGAGTGTCTCTCTGTTGAAATGGAAAGGCCCCCGAGTTTCCCCGAGGGCCGCTATTCACGGGTGAGTAGATTTAGTCGCGAAGCTCGCGCCGAGGCAGGCCAGAGCCCGCCCAGTTTAGGAACTGGATAGCGCCCATCATGCGCGAGAATGGCAGGACGCGGGTGAGGTTCTGCCAGTCGGTCTGCGAGTAATCGTCGCCGGCAATCGCGGAGGTGACGCCAGCGATACCGGCCAGACCTGTCGAGACGAGGTCACCGGTCGGGTTACCGAGCGCGCCCTGCATGGTCGTCTTCAAGCCAGACGAGCGGGTGTCGAAGATCGGCTCATCGTCGAAGAACTGCCAGCCGATATCAGCGAACATCGGGACCAGCGCGCTTTCAGACGAGCGAGCAAAGCCGGCAAGGCCAAGCTTATCCCACGACAGCCGCTCCTTCAGTTGCTTCTCGCGGTCCTCTCTGCCGAGCAGGTTGAGGTGCGTCTGGCCGGCATAGACCGCAGCGCCGAGAAAGCTCGACGCCAGAGCGCCATTAATGGCCGGCATGTCGCGCATGTTCAGGCCCTGAAGAAGCGCCTTCGTGTGGGCTGCCATGGCGAACGTGCGGAACTGCATCATCATTTGGCCCATCGGGTGAGCCATCCAGCGATGCATCTGGCCGGGGTCGTTCTCAAGAATCATCGTCCGGTTCAGCCGGAACATCGCATCCTCGAACGAGGCCAGCGTGTTGCCATCCCACTTCTTGATGCCGAGGCTCTGGAGCTTCGAGGGGGACTTCACACCGCCCTTGAAGGTGGCATGCGTCCTGATCGCCTCGAAGATCTGATCGGCAGCCTTCTTGTCCAGCCCGAGAGCGCGGAGACGCTCGGCGTCGATCTTGTCCCCGAACATAGCCATCTTCGTGAACTTGACGGCAGCCGCACGGGCAGACCACTTCTGGAAAACGCGGTTGACCGGGGCCATGCCTGAGCCCATCGAGACGAAGCGGTTCATCGCGTGGAGCTTGGGGTTCACCGCGCCGGCCACGCGCTGGATCGTGGAATCAGTCCCGCTGGTGACCGGGACGCCCAGCTCATCGGTTTCGAGGTAATGAGCAGTGCGCTCGTAGTCGCTACCGAAGGCTCCCATAGCGTCCAGCTCCTCGGCCACTTCGTCGGTCATCTTGCCCGAGCGGGCCATGTCGAGCAGGTGGCGGAAGGAAGGAACCGCTTGGAAAGTGGTTTTGATCCCGGCCTGGGCGACCACACGGCCGAACTCAGGAACCTGCGAGAAGCCGACCTGACCCATCAGACGGAGGAAGTTGAAGTCCCTCAGCATGCGCAGGAAGGTCGCCCCATCGGAGCCCCTATCGATACCAGCCAGCGGGGTGCCGGTAATGGCCGAGTAAAGGAAGTCGAGGTTCTTCTCATCCAGCGTGTTGTTAGCGCCGGTCGCCTCGCCCACCGACTTGATCTGGTTCTTCAGCTTCAGCCAGTCGTTCCCGTTCTTGATCCCGTCGATCAGCAGGCTGCCGGTCTCAGGGTCGCGAACTTGGATGCGGGCCATAGCGAGCTGTCCGCTCATGTTGCGCGCGTAGAGCTGGAAAGCCGTGTGCGGGTCTTTGACGTAGAAGTCAGAGATGCTGACCTGACGTGGAGCGCCATGCTTGTCCCAGACCTCACCGAAGTGGTTCTCGTCGAGCATGATGCGGGCCTTCATGCGGGCCGGTCCAGACGCCTCATCGGCCTTCTTCTCGTTGCGCGATGCCCACGCCTTGACGTTGGCGATCTCGTCATCCGAGAGGTAGTTCTTCAGTTCCGCCTCAAGGTCGTCGAGGTCGAAGCCGAGGTGGCCGGAACCAAACATCTCCTCCCCCGAGCTGAGCTTCTGGAAGCGGTCGAGGATGGCATAGCCCATGCGCTTGGCGATCTGAGGCTCAAGCCCTGGCTGCTTCTTCAGGATTGCCCCTGCGAAAAGGTCCGTCAGACCACCCTTGCGGTCCATGCTATAGCCCACGTCCCTGATCAGCTTCGTGGCCTTGGCGAGGTGCGCATAGCGGGGGAAGTAGTTCTCCACACCATGCTCCGACCGCGTGATGCCCAGCTTCTGAGCCTCCTGCCAGAACGACTTCATCTCGGCCTGGAATGCGCCGGCCGCTTGCTTCACTTCAGCGGGGAACTGAGCGCGGGCTGAGGGGCTCTCCTCGCGGATGTAGTCAGCGATCTGGTCCTTGAACTTCAGCTCGGCATCCTTGCTGTTGAAGGCGCTGACACCGTTGGCCTTGCGGAACTTCTTCCACGCATCGCCATAGCCCCGGTACCAGTTGACCTGGGCCACACGCAGTCGGCGCTGCATGCGCTCGGTCGCAGCGATCTCGGTCACCACTCCACTGCCCTTCTGGGCACGAACACCGTCCTCACCGAGGTAGCGGGCCATGGTCTGGGCCAGCGGGTTCTTGGAGGCCATGAGCTGGCCGACCGTATCCACCCGCCAGTTCAGGAAGGTTCCCTTGGGGTCGAGCCTCTTGAAGTCGTCGATCAGGTTGGCGGTATCGCTGCGGGTGAAGTTGTCACCCATGGCTGCAGCAGCGCCCACCGAGCCGGGGTTAGCCGGGGCAAGCGCCTCGTTCTGCATCCGCTGGCCGATACGGGCGACCTGCTTGGCCTCCTCGTTCAGCATCGGGTTGCGCCTGAAGGCCCCCAGCGTACCACCCATAACGAGACCGGTGCCGATGCTGTACTTCAGCTCGTCGAAGGAAACGTCACGGGTCGGGTCGACGGCCACGAGCGGGATGTCAGTAGCGAGATTGCCGGCCACACCCTCAGCCGCAGCCAGCCCGACCAAGCCCACACGGCCGAGACGAGCAGCCACCGCAGCGGGGACACCGAAGCCCCCCGTTACAGCGCCAATAGCCGCCGTTGCGGCGATAGCGCCGGGGTCAGTCAGAGCAGCACCCATGGAGATGACGGTCCCTGCCGTGCCCAGCGAGGCGATCTTGCGGTTGTCTTCGAGCTGCGTCAGGAGCCTGTTGCGGATTGCCTCAGCATGCTCATCAGAGACCGCATCCTCGAACTCGTCGAGGTAGTCGTCTGGGATGTTCTGACCGAAGGCTTCGAGCTTCTCCTTGGTGAGCTTGTAGTCGGGCTCGGGGTCGTAGTGGCCCAGCGCACGAAAGGGCGTCAGTACCGACCACTCGTTCTTCACTGCGGTTGCGATAGCGTCCCCGTAGGACGGCTGAGCGGCGACACGATCCTTCTCCTGCTGGACCTCTTCAGCCCGCGTGAGGTTCATCGTGGGGATCACGTCAGAGGCACTGATACGGCCCTGATTGTGGACCGAGTAGTCACCGGGGTTTTGGGAGTTTCCCATCGATCCCGGCATGACGATGCCCGAGGGACCGCTACCGACCGTGGTGCCGTCCATCTTCTTGGTCCACAGGCTGGCGAACTCGGAAGCGAGCATGCCCGTCTGGCCAGCATTGCCGAGGACCGCAGCGCGACCCACAAGGTCCACAGCCATGGCGCTCGGGTTAGCCAGGAGGTTCAGTGCACCGCCCGCCCCCTGCTGATGAGCGAGATACAGCTCACCCTTCGACAGGTCACGCCCGAGCTTCCGCTTGAGGAAATTCTGGTTGTCCCGTGTAAGGCGCATGAAAGCGTCCGCACTGGCGTAGGCATCGTACTTCGACGCGCCATTGCCGTACTTGCCCCACGTGCTGTCGATGAACTGAAAAAGGCCCCCTGCGGAGGAGCCTTTATTCTGTGCGTGGGGGTTCAAGCCGCTCTCGATCTGGGCCGTCTTGAGGGCGTAGTCTTGGTCGACGCCATAGCGGTTCGCGGCATCAATGATGATTGACCTGATGTCGGCCATGAGTGTTCCTTAGCGTTCGTTCTGCTTCTTCGTCACCTCGTCGATCTTCTGATCGCGGTTGCGCTTCCGCAGTTCGTCCAGTTGTTTGAATGAGAAATTCCAATCATCCGCATCGACGGAAGCCGGCATGCGGTCGGACTTGCGCACGATGAAGTACGCCCCCGTGCCGTTGCCTTGGGAGATGGTCAGGTCGTCGATGTCGTAGTTCAGGTCACCCTTGTGCCGCTCGACGAACTCGGTCAGGTACTGGTTGACCAGCGGCTCGAAGTCCGCAGGCAGGCGCTTGTCGTTTTTGATGTACGAGCCGGCCACGTTGATGTGGTTCTTCTCGAAGGTCTGCCGGGCCTGCTCGATGGCCTCATCGTTGTCCTTGCCGAGCAGCGCGTACTGCTTCGCCAGACGGACGATCTCGGTCCTGACATAGTTCTGGTTGCCAGCCGTCTGCTTGCCGAAGGTCCAGTCCACCCAGCCGGCCGAGTTAGACACCGCGGAATTGACCGCACTGTCGATGCTCTCGTATTTGAGCTTCAAGGCCTCATCCATCTGGTTCGGGTCTTGTGTCACCAAATGGGCCAGCCTCAGGGCACCCTCAGGCGTCCCTGCGTTCCCCACTTCCTCGGCTATGCGGGCAGCCTCGAAGAACTCCAGAGAGTCCTTGTTCAGGTTCTTGGCGAGGTACTGAGGGCTGTCCTTGTAGAGATCGAGGTAGGTGTCGAAGGCGTCCTTGGCAGACGGCGGGATTTCTCCCGTGGCTGCGTTCAGGTTGATCTGGCCAGGGGCAGCGTTCATAGCCTTGAACCAGACGGGGTGCTCCAGACCAGAGCCGACGAACTTTTCCTTCTCCAGCCGACGAGCGAGCGCTGGGCGCTTCTCCGGGTCTTTCTCCCGGTAGTTTGCTTCCTCAGCCGCCTTGGTGATCAGCCTGTTGGCGACCTCTTTCTTCTGAGAATCAGCCGAGATCGTCTTCAGATCACCGCTCTTGTCGCGGACCTGGGCATCACCGATGGATTGGATCGAACCACTCTCGGCCGCTGCTACGCCCTGGCTGTAGAGGTTCTCCTCATCGGCAGCGGCATCGGCAGCCAGGCGCTCTTTGGTCTGATCGGCGTCAATGCGGGCGAAGAGCTTAGATGCCGTATCACCCACCTTCGCGTCCGTCATCAGGCTGCCCTTGTAGGGACCGTCGGTGCGCTGATGCTGAAGGATGGACTTGGCCAGATCATAGTCGCCTCGGGTGGCTGCCTGATCGGCAAGCTGAAGCATCATCTCCTGCTGCTTCTGGAACGGGACGCGGAGCAGCTCTTGGTTCTTGGTGAACTCCCCGAACATGCCGGCCGCAACCTCAGCCGGGGGCATGCCCTCAGCGCGATTGAAGGTGGACTTCGCGGACCACTTCTCGAACAGGTTGCCCTGCCGCTGGTCCTGCACGAAGGTCGAATGATCGTCGACCGACTGGCTGCGGAGCTTCTCGGTGAGCGTTCCGATCTGCTTCGTGTAGGCACCCATGAGGGCCTTATCGTTACCGAACTCGGCCAGATCGTCCTTGATCTGATCGCGGATGAAGGCATCGACATCTCCATTCTCCCGGTCGAAGTCAGTCTGGTAAGCCGACATGATCTGCAGCGACCGGTCGTACGCCAGCCGCTCACCCGCCAGCTCCCTGCCGGCGAGGCTCGTAAGGCCGGGAACGGAGCCCTCTCTGATGGCCTTGCGGACATCTTCAGGGGACTTCTGCAGGAACGCCTGACGGACAGCAGTCACGTCATCATCCTGATGCTCAGCGGCCTGGATGTTCAGGAAGTTGCTGATGCTCGGCTGGATGGACGCGAGCGACTTGGCCAAGCTCTCCCAGCCATTCGATCCAATCGGGGCCTGCTCGGGTCGCGCGTAGGTGTCGACCGGGGAAGCACTCGGGGACAGTCCCTGCACCCTGATGCTGTCAGCGGAGGGGGTACGAACACGGCCACGGTTCTGGCCACCACCGGAGCGGCGGCGCTCTTCGTCAATGGGCCTCAGCCCCGGCAAACGTGCCATTATGCTCTCCCTGCCGTCCTCTGACGGGCCTTATAGTCGTTGTAGGAATCGAGACCGGCACCAGCGATCCTAAGACCGGCATCGAAGAAGGACGGCTTGGCTGCCCGCTGAACCGAGTTGATGCGGTCTTCAGCATTGGAGCGGATGCCCTTCATTTCGTTGTTGAGCTGGTTCAGGGTCCATTCGGTGTTCTGATCGACGCGATCGTTCGCCTGCGCCGCACGGCCATCGAACTCGGCCAGGAGGGCATCGACGGACAGACCTGAGACACCAGCCTCGCCGGCTGCCACGGTCGCGGTCGCCTTTGCCTCGCGGGCCTCTTTGAGGTTGTCAGCCTTTTCGGCGCCAGCTTTCTCCTGCTCCTGCAGCACGCGCTGCTGGGTCTGGAACATCTGATCGCGGGCATTCTGGTTGGCCCGGGCAGCGTTATCCCGGTAAAGCTTATTCTGTTCTTCCGCAGCGCTAACCTGCCCTTGGTACTGGACCACGGAGGTCGCTGCGCCGATGGCAAGCCCAATCGCGGAAATGGGGTCAACACACATGGTGTATCCTTGCAAACTCGTAGAATGGAAGGTTCCCCGGCCCCTCAGAGTTCACCGTTCGGAGGAACGAGAAGCCGAGCCAGCGTATCCAGTGGATGTGCACCGTGTTACGCTGGTCGACGAAGTTGGTGAGGATCGGGAAGTCTTTGTGGAAGATGTCCACCCAGAGCTTCGAGCGTCTGAGGAACCGAGTGGGGTTTGATTTGATTTCGTCACTTCCGAGGAGCCAGATGTAGCCCACGTCATCGTCAGTGAACCGCCCGCAGCCGAACATGGCCACGGCACGGTCCTCATCATTGACCACTGAAATGCAGTGCTTGGAGTTCCTGAGGCCGTCCTGAAGGGCTTGATGGGCGCTGGGAACACCAGCAGCTTCAAGCTCCCTCAGGTCAGCTTCACGGAGCCTCGGGGCTAGATAGGTCACGTCCTCAGGAAGCGAGCGACGTGTTTCCAGCATCACAGCCTCTTTGAACGAATGACGTAAAGGGCCTCCCACTCCGCGCTCAAGAAGGCGCAAGGGAGGAAGGTATCGTTGACGATGTCGATGGTGACCGCGTCATTCTTCGACATGATCGGGAACGCGAACCGGCCCCGGTCGACAGCCACCTGCCCGATCACATTCTTGGCCGAGCCGATCACTCGACCCGAGAAGATGTAGGTGTAGGTGTCTCGCCGTATGGGCGTTACCTCGACACGGAAGTAGCCGCTGAGGTCGTAGGTCAGGTTGGCCTTGCGGAGCTGAATACGCCCCTCGCCCACGGTCATCTGACCACCGCCAACCGCCTCCTCCTTGATGACGAACGTCGAGAAGCGGTAGCGCATCACGTAGTTTCGCCCGATGAAGAAGTTGACGAGCTGCCCCGAGACCACCAGCGAGTTACCGCTGAGGGTGTATGGGATCACCTGCCCAGGCTTCTTGGTGGGGTCACCATTGCGGGCGACGATAACGTATTGCTCACTGGCAGGCAGGAGGCCGGCTTCGGTGGCATACGGTGGCGTGATCGTGGTCTTGTTCGTGGTCGCGTTATAGCTGACCGTGCAGCCTGCCTCAGTGACCTTGCGGTCGAGGTGAAGGCCGAAGTCGAAGCCCGTGTCCTTGGTGCCGGGGTTGACCGACATGCTCTCGATGAACACGCCATCAGCGCGCCGAATGATCAGGTAGAGGTTGCTCTCGACGAACTCGACAGAGAGGATCGTGTCGGTCGCCGGGAACGTCCACTTATACCACGCCGACTGGAGTTTCTCCTGGTCGTTCCAGTAGTACTTGTAGACGTAGATCGTGTTGCGCTCGTTTTCCGACAGCATGGCGATGGTGTCCTCGGAAGACGAGGCAGCCATCTTCGAGATGTCCTTCGGCACATAGGCCGGGACGTGCGAGGTCACGTCATTCGCGTCATTCGTCTTGGTGTCCCCATCGACGTAATATTCGCGCAGGCCCGAGAACTCACCTCGGTTGAAGGTGAAGTAGATGTTCCTGCCCGAGCCGACCGGCCGCGCCTTAAGGGAGCACTCGAACTCGGTCGTCTGGTTAATCGCGATGGTCTCGGGCGTAAGCAGATCGACAGCCCCGAGCTGGAACTGCGTCTGCTCCGAGAAGAGCAGCAGCGTTTCATTGAACGGGATTGCATGCTGCAGGATGGAGACCTTGATGTGCGACACAGCAGCGTCGATGGGGTCGGTATCGAGGACCTGGGTGGCCGACGAACGGAAGAAATTGAAGAAGTCGCTGGCGCGAGAGAAGCAGACATTCTCGTCCGCGATGAAGCCGAGCCGGTTGCGATGGAAGAAGATGTCGTTCATCTTCTTGCCTACGAAGGACGGCATCGGGCTGCTATCGAGATCTCCGACCTTGCGATCTTCCCACGTCACCTGCTTGAAGGTGAACGTGCCGTTGGCCTCGCGGACCAGCGCATGGGCCATCGTCGAGGACTTGAGGCGGATTGCTTCGCCACCCTTGACGCTCTCGACCCAGACGCCCGACTCGAAGCCGCTGCTGGTCTGGTACTTCACATAGTAGTTGTCGAATGAGGACGACTGATCGCCTGCGATCTCGACACTAAAACCGTCGAAGCCCTTTGCAGGCAGGTCGGAGAAGCGCTGGACGGAACGCTTTACAAGCTTCGTTGCTTGGTCGCCCTGGCTGTCCGTCACGTTGACCGTGAAATCGTTGCCGTCGTTCTTCCTGATCCAGATGCTGGAGCCGCTGCGAACGACCGTGAAGCCTGGGGCTTGGCTGTTGATGGCGGTGATCAGGTTTGCTGCGATTGCGTCAGTCTGGACCTGGGCGATGTGAGCGGCCACAGAACCATCAGGCGTGTTCACCTCGGCCGTGTTGCCATTGAGGTTGATCGAGTACTTGGTGCCGTAAGCACCCTGCTTGATCCACACGATGGCCTCAGGTTGCCGGGAGGCCGACAGAGTGGTGTCCTGTTCGACCGTTATCGTGCGGTTGATGAGGAACGTGTAGTCAGCGATCGTCACTGCCTTGAAGGCAGATCGCGGGTCAGCTGCAGCGAGGTATGCGGTGCCGTTCGGGAACGCCACGGTCTTCTCGACACCGGTCTTCAGGTCATAGACCTTCAGTGCCCCATTACCGACGATGACCTCATACTGCTCGTTGCGGTCGCGGTTGATGGTGTGCGTGAACAGCTCACCTGCGGGGGCGTTGGTGATCTTGGCCCGGTGCGTGGTGCCAGGGCGCTTGCGGAGCCCCTCGACGACCGAGCTATGGGCATTCTCCTGCAGCTCGCACTGGCTCGCCAGACGGAGCGCATAGGGCTGCTGAGAGACGCCGTTGATCAGGTTCGGGATGGTTGTTGAGATGAGCGCCCCGGCCATTAGCTGAGGCCTCCCGGGGGCAGTCGATTGGTCACGCGCAGGACGGACGGGTTGTCCGTGAAGACGTTCAGATCGAGCGTCTCAGCCTCAGCGGACAGCAGGTTCGACCACGACCTCAGCTCATCTCTGGAGTTGAACTGCCAGATCGTCTCCGAGCCGACCATGCGCTCCTGAAACTGCCGAGCAGCTCGCATCACGATGTAGGAGCGGGCAGCCTCGGGGAGCTGGTCGAAAGGCAGGAGAAGGACGATCTCGACGTAGACCGTGCGGCCCACGTTGAAGGTGTGGTTCTTGCGGTCGTAGAGGCGGTTGCCGCGCTGGACCAGATCGAGGACCGAGTCGGCCCCCGTGGTGTCCACCTTGAGGGTGTTCGGGGGAAGCTGAAGCTCACCTTCCGGGAAGCTTGCAGGTATGGGGTAGTCGATTTCAGTGTTCCAATGCCAGCCCACGAGCTGAACGTCTCGGCTGGACTGGAAGAGGATTTGACGGGCGATCACCGCGTCGACGACACCGGTATCCTCAGCCGTGTTGACTGGGCTTTCACCGATGACGGACAGCATAAGGTTGATCGCCTCAAGCTCCGTGGTAGGAGTCGGAACGAGGACGGACATGTTGATCCTGAAAAAGAAAAAGCCCGCGCGATGGCGGGCCTGAGTGGGGGTGTGGTGGCTGGTTTAGGCAGCCGGATAGAACTTGGACTTCTCCGACTGCGGGATGCGGCTGACCGTCCTCAGGACACCGTGGAGGGCCGGATGGATAAAGTCGGGAGCCATCCCGTGGCCGAGGAGTGTTGCGTTGTCCTGGACGTTCGTCGCGAAGATCTCCACGACCTTATAGTCAGCGGTGCCATCACCTCTGTCCGTCCGCCCAGAGAGCGTTCGGCTGGCCCATTGTCCTGGCTGGTATTCGAACATGACACGGGAGCCCAACGGTACCGTCGAAGGTAGCCGTATGGTGTCCCAGTTTGTCGTTCCGTCCTGAAGACCGGGATGGCCGATAACGTTACCCAGCGGGAACATCTCGGCGGCAGGACCCTTGGTTGTGTCGGTGTCCGACATGAATGCGGGCAACATGTCGATTACCTTGGCGAACCGAGTGCTAGACATGATGGATGCGTTGAGGCTGGCCAGGACCCCCGTAACAGGGTTCCAAGTGGTTGACGTTGAGTAGCCGGCGACAGTCCTGCCCGCGTCACTAGACGTGAAGGTCGGCATGATGGTGATACCCACCATATGCACACCGGGGTACCTAGCCTTAACTCGGTCATCCAGGCCGAACTTACGGCTCTTCCACAAGCTAAGCGTGGCCGTGGTGTCGTTACGCCCAGACTGATCGAGCACGAATGTCCAGATCGGTTTGCCACCATTGAAGTTGGTGGCGATGTAGTCGATCATCACCCAGCGCTTAAGGGCGTTGGTGGCCAGCTCGTACTCGGAGTGAGCGCCTGGGACACCCATGACGACCGGTATGAGGCTCCCCCAAACAGGGTCTCTTTGGTCGAGCCAACGCCGCCAAATACCCATGTTCCGCCGTTCGTCTGCAGATGCGGCGATCTCCTGGCGCTCCGCAAGGGAGTCCGCGAGCATGAGAGGGACCGGCCTGCCGTCCCATCCCTTAGCCAGCACCATGGCGGGACCATAGGCTTGCGTCTGGGAGTTGGTGGCATTGCCAACGGTGTTGTACCAGCTGTCTGGGTCGAGAGCCGGCGTCGAGGGGCCATTGGCCGTCGCAAGGGCACGAATGGAAGCGAGGTCACCTGCGCCCCAATACTTCTCACCACGGTGTCGCTGGATTCGGTAGGCCCCCAATCGGTTCTCACCTGCGTTGCCGTGGTAGACCGTGCGGATGCCGAAGATGGACCAAGCTGGGAGCGCTGCCGGGAGGGTTACCTGCCCGTAGACGATGCCTGTGTTTGCCGTGATAGTGGCTGCCGCCAGACCTCCAAAGAGGATCGGGTATTCGGTGCCATTGGGGTGAATGAAGAACGCCTCGTCGAGGATCGTGTCTGTGGTTGGACCTTGGGTTTCCTGCGGTGCGTTACCGCCCTCGGTCAGCGCAAAGCCAACGAATGGGATCAGGAAGTCATTGGTGGGATAGTCAGGTGACCCGAAGAACAGCTTGGAGCACTGGTAGTTTAGGCCCGCCGGATATGTCCACGGGTTTGCTGTAGCGCCCGTTGGCCAGCGTGTGCCGGTTGCTGCGGGCATATATCGGTTGGGGTCAGGTACCCACACGGGATGACCACCGCCCCCCGATGACAGGTAGGTGGACCAGAGTAGACTTCTGCGATTGATCATGCTGACCTCAGTAGGCGCTGACCGAAATGGCGAGCGGCTGGGTCTTCTCGTTGCGCTTCACGAAGACCTTGTTGGCTCCGAGGTTGATGAACGGCCATGCATCGCCGCGCGGGAGGATGTGACCCTTCACCGAGGCAAGAGCAGCGGAGTTCGGAGCGACCGCGATGTAGGCGTCAAAGACGCTCTCGTTCTTGACGATGACCGTGGCTTCAGCCGTGGAGACCGCAGTCCAATCGTCAGTCTCGATGGAGTAATTCTGAGTGGCCATGAGAGTGAATGTCCTTCACGAAAAAAAGGGGAGACCCCTGTTAAGGAGCCTCCCCATATTCACTGGTGGATTGATTAGGACGCAGCGTTGCGGATTTCGACAGCGGCCTGCGGACGCAGGATGCCGTGACCGACTGCGTACTTGGCGACCATCAGGTGACCCTGACGGCGGATGTCGTAGGCCGACTCCATGCCCATATCGAGCAGCTTGACGGTGCCGACTGCAGACTTGTGCATGACGAGCGCAGAGGTGTTCGCGAAGTTGCCGCGATAGCGCAGGCCCGAGCCAGCCTCGACGCCGGTTGCAGCCGACAGGTCGGTGCTCGGCAGGTGGTTCGTCTTGATGATCTGGATGCCGGCGACCTTGAGGATCGAGCCCTCAGCGTAGGAACCCATGCCGCCCCAGTCCTTGTTCAGGTTGTTGGTGGCCTTGACGAGGTTGTAGTACTGAGCGGGCTTCACGAAGGCGACACGCTCTTCTTCCGGCACGTCCTTCTCATCGAGCTTCTGGGCAGCGATGAAGAGGGCAGCGGCGAGGTGATCACCGTTCGTGGCGAAGTTCGGCGTGGCCGGCAGACCGGCTTCACCCGTGAGGATGACGGAGCCGCCCGGTTCGCCCTGAACCACGTTTGTGGCGCGAGCTGCGAGGACGCCGACCTGAAGCAGGTGCTTGTCCATCGTCTTGGCCAGGAAGCGGCCCATCTCGGTCGAGTAGATCGAGCGCAGATCGTAGTGCGTCTTGGCCTCGTCGATGTTGGCGATGAAGCCGTGCGAGATGAGCAGGTCGTCGATGGTGATGACCGTTTCAGCAGCCTTGAGGTTCAGACCGGTGATCTCGGTACCGGGAACGTGGTATTCACCGCCGACCTTGCCGGTCGCGGGAAACTGTGCCGACTTGCCCGAGCTGATCGTGCGGGTCATCGTGTGTTCGAGGGCAACATTGGTTTCCTCGAAAGCAGTGAGGACTTCGCCTGCGAACTGCATGAGGAACAGTGCATCCACATCACCAGAGCCGTTGATCTGACCGATGCGGGTAACGTTGGCGTTTGCCATATGAAGTATTTCCTGTGAAGAGTTGGAAGTTGATCAGGCTTCCCGAACTGCTTCACTCGACACGACTAAGTTGTCCCGACGCATCGGGGCTAAGCTTGCTGAGTGGTGTTCTGGGGATTACCTTGGACAGCCGCGTATGAGGCACGCAGCACTGTCGAACTTCTTTCACAGGGTAAGTAATTGGCTGACTTGGCAGGGATCGAACCTACATCAACCGATTAACAGTCGCTCGCTCTACCATTGAGCTACAAGCCATTGAGACCCGGTAGACATTCTCGTCTCACTTTCACCACCCCCGGTCTGAACGGTGGCATCGCCTGCCCCCGAAGGGGCAAGCAGGAGGTCAGTAGAGACCTGGGGATGTCGGAGCTGCCGGGAAATCCTTCCGCTTGACGGAGAGGACCGAGGCGATGCTTTCGAGGACCGACAGGATTTTCGCTGCGATGGCGTCATCCTTCGGGGTCGGCGTGAGCTTGGAGATCAAGACGAGGACAGCCTGCAGCGCGAAGAGTACTGCGAAGATGTCGTCGAGGTGAGCCCAAAGCAGCGCCACGATAGAGGCGAGTGCGGTCATTGACGTTCCTTAGTAGAGCGAGGACTTGGAGAGTTTGCGCTTGACGTCCTCCCGATAGGCGGGGTCCTTCTTGTAGCGCGGGTCACGCATTGCTGCGGTGAGTTCTGCGGTCGACCGGAAGACCTCCGTGGAGTTGCCGCCAGTCTCGCCGTTCAGCAGTTCCGGTTCTGCGCCGTTCGCTGCTTCGAAGCGAGCCTTCAGGCCCTGCACGGCCATCTTGGCAGCCGTGATATTGCCGCTGTCGACCTGATCATTGTAGGCCTCGATCTCAGCGGGCGTGAGGTTCGAAGCGGCCCACTCGGTCATCTGCGTGTAGGTGTCTTCACCGCCGACTGCGAGGAGAACCTCGGCGCGGTGGAGCTGCGTCTTCGCTTCCTGGCCGGCGATGAAGTCATCGACGATTTCCTTCGTCAGACCCTTCTCGGCCAGCTTGGCGTAGCTCTCATCGGACAGCGCACCCTTCTCGGCAAACTCAGTGCCGAAGGCGTCGAAGTCGAGGCCGACAGAAGCAAGCGCATCACGGGCCTCTTCAGCCGGCGCATCGGCAGGCTTCGGGGCCGGCGTTTCGGTGCCACCCTGCTTGCGTTCTAGGGCAGCATAGGCCTCGGCCAGGGCTTCCGGCGTCTGGAACTTCTCGGGGAGCCAGGAGGGACGTTCAGCGGGCGTTTCGGCCGGCTTGTCGACCGTGCCAGACTGGTTCTGGAATTTCTCGACCATGAGAGCGTTATGCTCGTCAGAGCCGGGGACCACGATCTGGTCCTCTTCTTTCACTTCGTTTTCCATGGTTCCTGCTTATTTCGAGACGGGAGCGTTGCGGCGACGGGCGATGCCGAGCGAGATCGCGGAACCCTTACGGGCGAACCACTGCTGCTCTTCGGGCTGCGGCCCCTGCTTCTCAGGCTTCGGGATGGTGCCCCGAGCGGGGGTCTGAGCCTTCTGCACGGTGTTCGCGTTCGCATTGGCGCGGGACGGTACCTTGGTGACAGGGGCGTTATCCCGAGCGGCTGCGGCCTGACCGATTGCGGAGCTGGCGCTGGCGATGCCCACGGACTTTGCGGGACGCGGGTAGTCCTGCTTCGGGGCCGGCTTGGCGGGAGCAGACTTCGGCGCGCTGTCGACCGCTGCCTGGGCATCAGTCTTCATCGCCTCGGGGCGTTGGGTCGGTGTCGGGACGGCCTTCGTGGTCTTGGCCATCTCGTCTTTTGTCTTGGTGTGGTAGGACTTACCTCCAAACTTGAAGGTCGTCTTGCCGGCTTTTCGGGCAGCCTTGAAGGCGTCACCAAAGGATGTCATGGGGTGGTCCTTAGAAGTCGAGAGAGACGATGCCGTGATCGTGGACGGTCCGCTTGGGACCGGCACGACCGGCAGGGACCTCAGAGGTCAGAGGGGCAACCTTGGTCGCCGCGCTCTCGTCACCCTGAGGCTGGTTGGGCTTGGGCTTGCGCGCCATCTTGCACCTCTGGTTTGAGTTGATCTCGGAGGATGTCCATTCCCTTCGGGCCGAGCTTGTCGAGGAGCTGCTGCAGCATGAGTTGCTGCTGATCCTGCTGGAGCTGAGCGGGCGTCTTGACGAGGCCGTCCATGTCGAGGCCGAGGGCGGTACCGATGCGCATGAGGAAGTCAGCCTTGCTGATCTCAGGCGGGAGTGCGGCAGCCTGCTGTGCGGCTTGACCGAACAGGTTGAGCTTGTTCATGTCGTGCCCACGACCAAGTGCTTCGAGGCCGGTCGTGATGGTCGGCCTAACGACACCCTTAGGCAGCGGCGGAATCTTCTTCTGGCGCTCCATGCGGAACATCAGGACGCGAACGAGCGGGAGCTGAAACTCCTGCGACAGGATCGAATAGACACCACCAAGGGCATCTTCCAGCTCGCCGGCCATGTACCGGATTTCTTCGGCCGTCACGCGCTCCCCTGCCCGCTGGATTGCGGTATTCAGGAGGAAGGCGAACGACAAGCGCTGCTGGATGGTCTCAATCGTCTTGAAGGCGATCTGGAAGTCCGCGTACTTTTCGAGCTGCAGGACGCTCACGTCTTCGGCGTTACCGGAGCGGACAGCGCCTGACGGTGCCTTGGCGATGTCGGTCATGCGGGTCGTGCCGTTTGGGTTCACGAGGAACAGAACCTTGGCAGCCGCAGCCGAGCCTTCGACGATGGCCTGCTGGAGCGTTTCGAGGGACAGCAGATCGCCGTAGTATTCCTCGACGTAGCCGCGCCCGTAATCTTCGCAGTCGATCTTGGTGAAGCGCAGGGCAATCCACGGGCACTTATCCAGCGGATAGGAACCACGCGAGCGGGGCACGGTCATGCCCTTGATCTCTTGACGGATCACCCACTTGTCAGGCGTTCGGACGATGTGGGTGTAGAGTTCGATGGTCTTTTCGTTCGACTTCGACTTCTGCTTGACGGAGTCCTTCATCGACTGAGGGACCATGTCAGGGGAAATATCTTCGCGGGTTATGATCTCGATCACATTGCCCATCGGGTCACGCTTGACCACGTAGCGGTCGAGGCGGAAGACCCGCATGCCTCCCTCGTTCGGGAGGTAGATTAGGACGTTACCAGCAACAAGGAGCTGCTTCAGAGCTTCGAAAGCGGACACACGGATTGCCGTGGTCTCGATCTCCGTCATCAGGGCGCGTTCGATCTTGTTCAGGCCCTTCTCGACCTCGGCTCTCATCCCCTGCCGTTGCGTCAACTGTTCGAGCGTGAAGTCGTCGATCATCAGACGGAAGAAGGGGGAGTTCGGAGGGAGAAGGGCCAGGAGGAGCTTGGAGGCCAGATTGTTCACGCCCCGTGCGCCGATGCCCTGGAACGGGGTCGGCAGGGACGAGGTCTCGGAGTGCCCTGAGGGCGGAAGAAGCGATGGGATGGTCAGCTTGGCGGAAGCCCGCGCCCGTTCGAGGACGGCAGACCTGGCTGTGCTGAGCTGCTGATAACGACCGGAAGCTGTTTGCCCGGTCATTGGGGAACCTTATGCCTGAGGGACGTTGATCCCGGTTGCGCCACCACCGGTGCCTGCATCGAGCGGGATGCGGAGACCGGAACGGCCCTTACGCTTGGCCTTGATGGCGGCTGCTTCTGGGGAAAGTTCGTCGGGCGTCTTCGGGCCAGATTGATTGACGGTGGCCGCAGGCTGAGCAGGCGGCGGGGTCTGAGCGACCGGCTCGACCTTCTGCTCTTTGACTTTGGGTCGTGGGCACATTTATCGGAGAACCTGTTCGTTGATCACCGCCTCATTCTGACGGTGGTATTGTTCGAGGAGGAACCTCACGACATGCCTCTCTCCCCCCTTCCATCTGATCTCATCTAAGGAGGATTTTAATGAGGGTGTCCTCTCAGGGAACTTCTGATCGAGGGCGTCGATGAGGTCTTTGGGGATATGAGGGAAGCGATCTTGGTCTTCGGCCATCGAGTTATCCTTAAGGGAGGGGTAATTGAAAATGGCCCTCGGGGCGGCTTTCACCCCAAGGATTTGATCGCCTCGACCAGCTCATTGCGGCGGCTGAAGTCGAGGTAGATCGTCGCGGTTCTGGTCTGCAGGACGAGCTGGCCTCCCCTTCGGGAGACCTTCAGGTCGCTGGGCAGGTTTTCGTTCGTGTGGTCCTGCAGGTTGCTCACTGTGCCTTCGGGACTTCCTGAACGGTGGTCGTCGGGACAGCGGCAGTCGGAGCTGCAGGGGCCGGTGCCGGCGCTGCGGCAGGAGTCTGTTCAGCCGGCTTCTCGTCTTCACCGAACAGCCAGGAGGCAATGCCGTACCCGGCAATCGAACCGAGCATGCTGGAGAAGAAGCCGCCACCGCTCGATTGGTTGACCGTGGTCGAGGAGTAGGAATTGTAGCTCGGCCGGCTGTAGCTGTAGGCCGGTCGCGAGTAGCTCGTGGACGGTCGGCTGTAAGAGGTCGAGGGACGGCTGTAGCTCGTCGAGGGGCGCGAGTACGACCGCGAAGAGCTGAACGAGGAGGAGCGGAACGAGCTGCCACCACGGAAGCCGCCGAAGGAGGCAGCCTCGGCCATGGAAGCGAAGACGAGGGACGCGGAGAGGAGAACGGCGAAGAGGCCGAAGAACTTCTTGATCATGAATTCACCAGTGGATTGAATTGGTTAAACCGACTGCGCGAGAAGAAGCGTCTTGCTGTACAACTCGCGAAGCGTTCCGTTATTTAGGATCGTGTGGTGGAAGAAGTGGCCCGAGAGCTTGCCTTCATATGCACCACCGGCCTCCCGTGAAGGATCAGCCCGAACGACCCGCACCAGCGTCCCGTCAAGGGAAGCGATGAGATCGTACTCATTGGGGAAGCGGAGATCATCGATCACCACATCGATCCCCTTATCACGTAGCCCTTCGATCTTGGCGGCTGCCACCTTCGTCCAGAGGTCCTGGTCGATAGCCTCCCTGCCCCAATCGGTGCCGAGGGTCTGCATGATCTGGCGGGGCGTGACAGTCTTGAAGCCGGGGATTACAGCTTCCTTCAGGTCACCCTCGATCATGCGCTCGACGGTCACGTCATCGAAACCCATCGAGCTGAGCAGACCACGGGCCATGTTCTTCAGGGGGCCGGCGAACTTCACCGACAGGTAGCCATGCCTGACCAAGGTGCCGGCGACCTCAGATTTACCGCTGCCGGCTGCATCGCTGTAGAGGGCGATCAGTTTGCCTTTGGTTGCCACAGGATGGGCTCCTTCTTCTTGAAGTCGTAATCAGATGCCCTGAGGATGCGGGCCACGCGGGCCTGCGTCAGTGCATCGGTTTCGGTGAGCTTGGCTTTCTCGAAGGCTGCAAGCACCCTCGCCCAGCCCTCAGCCAGATCGAACTCGTCAATCGGGCCAAGGATCGCCTCAGCCTTCTTCGGGCCGATGCCAGGGCAGCCTGAATAGCCGTCCGTAGCGTCGCCCATGAGCGTCTGGTAGAGGTGCCAATAGTCGGCCTCCTGCTCGGAGTATTCGACTATCTTGGCCTTGCTGTCGGCGTAGCGGCAGAACTTGCCAGGGACCGTCTTCATGTCCTTGTCGATGGAAACGATGATGCGTTCATCGGTCCCCTTCATGGTGGCGAGAATGCCCATGCAATCGTCGCCTTCGAGGCCCGGTCGGAAGTAAGCGCCCAGCTCGTCGATCATCCACTCCTTGGTCTTCATCAGAACCAAAGGCTTCTTGATGTTCGAGCGGTTGCCCTTGTAGGTGGCCAGGACGGACTTGCGGAAGTTGCCGAGGCTGTCGGTCAGGCAGAGCTTGTAGGCATCGCCTTTCAGATCTTCCACCGTGTCGTCGATGATCTGCTTGACCTTCTTCTGCACCTCGAACTCGTCGACGTGCCAAGTCCAGTAGCCGTCGCCCCAGTCAGTCGCCACCTCAAGGGATGAAGCCGCCACATAGGCGACCACATCCGCGTCAATGAGGAGGGTTCTAGTCATGGAGGATGACGCCCTCCTCCGCTTCGGCTGCCGTCCAGTTGACGTGGCCGACATAGCGGTATTCTTCCGGATAGAGTTCCCGATAGGCGTCCTCGACCACGTGGTGCGGGGGCCGTTCGTCCCAGATGATCGGGACCAGATCGTCACCGCTTTCGGTGCGACCGAAGGTGACCCAGCGTTTGGTTGACATCAGCGTTTCCTCGCAAAGGTTTGATAGATTTGAAGGATCGACCGATCCATCAGGGTGTTGGCGATGCCTTCGGCAACTGCGCGATAAGCCACACGCTCGCGAGGTTCATCGCGGTTGAACTCATCGATCTCGACCCTCGTCTCGAAGGTCTTACCGTTGATCTTGAAGACCACTCGGACGTGGTCCTTGAAGTCCAGGACATCGCGGTGGGTATCGAGCGTTACGAACTCGACCTTGGTGTCCGCGATCTGGTGACCGATGATTTCCTTGACGGAATCCCCGGCCTTATCCTGCAGCTCGCCATAGAGGCGGGCCGCATCGGCAGCGTCGTTCGGCTGTTGGTTGATAGTCATGTGATGGTGGTGGGTCGTGCGCCCACCGACGAACGTGCGGTCGAACATCAGGAGACCAGCCTCGCAATGTCGACGATGATGGCCACGAGGATGATCACCGACAGGATTTTAGCGGTGCGCTCAGTCATGGTTCATCCCCGACAGTGCGTAGTAGTGGGAGAGACCGACTGGCGTGATCATCCACTTGCGGGAATACAGGCCGGCAGCCACGCGGGTCGTGATGAAGCCGTCACTGGCTGCCATGGCAATCAGATCAGCGTTTTCACGGGCGAAGTTGGATTTGGTCTTGAAGGGGTTCTCCAAGGCCTGCTTGAGGATTTCAATCATGGCTCAGTGGGTTTCCTTCCAGTTGTTGCCGATCTTGAACTCGCCATCGATCGGACAACCGAAAGCGAAGAATGCACCTGCCGCGCGCATCGCCTCGACGACGATCTGCCCCACCTCCTCCGCGATCTCGGCGCGGCACTCGGTCTGGATTTCGTCGTGGATGTGAGCCACGAAGGCGTAGTCCCTCCCGAAGATGTAACCACGGGTGGATAGTTCTTGATAAGCGAAGATCATCGAGACCTTCGAGATCAACGCGCCGGCCGACTGCAGCAGCGTGTTGAGGGCTGCATGAGCTGACCTGATGTGGAGCTGGCGTCCGTCGAGGCCGACAAGAACGCCACCAGCGGAGGCCTTGAACCACCACTGCTTGGCGCTGTCCTGTCGCCACAGATGCTCGTATGCGGGGTTGACGTTGAGTGGCCGGGCCTTCGGGACGAACCCAAGAACCTTCAACTCGACGACCTCGCGGAGGCGACGCAGTGCCGGGGTACGCTGGAGGAATGACCTCTTCAGCTTCTTGCCAGCGGACTTGAGCTGCTCCTTGTCTGGCTCCTCGCTTCCCTTGAAGTACTTGTCCGCAAGGTGACGGTAGGGCAGGCCCTTCTTCCGCGCATCAACCATGATGTCGTAGACAATCGACCCAATCTTCTCGTCGCCTGCCCCATAGAGGAAGGCGTAGATGAAGGTCTTCGAGCCGTTGCGGTAGAGTATGTGGAGGGGCTTGTGGTCGTCCCTCGCCTCCTGAGTCAGGTCGAGCGCTTGGACGTTTGTCCAGTGAGCGTCCGCTTCGAGCAGGATGCGGCCATATGCGCCCTCGTCGAAGAGGGCCATGAAGTGGGCGAGGCACCGCAGTTCGAGGCCAGAAAGGTCGGTACCCACAAGAGCCCAGCGGGACGTAGTGCAGAACAACGCTCTGCATTCAGCGCCATACGGGCTGCCAACCTTTGGCACTTGGGCCACGTTCGGGCCGCTGTGAGTGCAGCGACCAGTGACAGCACCATTCGTATTGACGGAACCATGGATGCGCCCTTTCCTGACGAGCTTGAGCCACGCCTGATCGCCCTCGGCCAACTGACCGATGCGTTTCTCAACGAGGAAGTGTTCGGCCAGCACCTTCGCCTGGGCGTAGGGCAGCGCCTGGAGGATCGTTTCGTCGATCTTAGGCTGCCCGGAAGGGGTGAACTCCTGCGGCACCCAGCCCATGGCTTGCAGCCGATCTGCAATCATCTGCCGGGATGACGGGTTGAACTCGACCATCCACTTCTTGGTGAATGGCTCGCCCCTCACGTAGCCGCGCTGCTTGTTGTTCACCTTGGGGATGAACACCTCGGTCTTCTCGACCGGTGGGAAGGCAACCTTTAGGTCCTGGGCAATCTCCAGCCTGCGGGTGACAAGCTGGCCATAGAGCTTGACGGCTTCCTCCTCGTTAAAGGCGAAGCCGTGGCGCTCCTGCATGGCGATGATCTTGCAGAACTCATGCTCGATCCAAAGGGCCTTCTTGGCGGGGTCCTTCTTCTTGATGCGGGCGTAGAACTGGGCAGTGACTTCAACGTCCTGCTCGCAGTAAGTCTGCATTTCGGGGGACCAGTAGTGCCAGTCGGTGGTCTCGCCAAACTCCCCCTTCAAGACGCCGAGGCGGTAGCCCCAGGCCTTCAGGGAGTGGGAGCCGACCAGCTTTCCTGGGTAGCCCTTGCGCACCTGCTTCAAGTCGTGGTCGGCGATGTCGGACCAGATCAAGCGGGAGCAGACCAAGGTGTCGATGATCAAGCCCTTCGGCTCGAACCATGGGAACACCTTCTGCAATGCCGGGATGTCGAACTTGATGATGTTGTGACCGATGATGACATCGGCGTTCATCAGGGCATGTAACGCTTCCTCGACGGTCCAGTCGGTGATGATCGTGGGATCATCCGAGCCGTAGTCGTTCGGGGTTGCGGAGATCGTGAAGCCACTGCTGGGGTCACGCATGACCAACGAGTGGACCCTAGTGAGGGTGTCCAGAAGCCCGTCAGTCTCGCAGTCGAAGATGTATGTTGAAGGCGCAGGCGCGTCGATTGTCGACCCGTCTGGCCAGTGCCAATTGAAGTCCATGTTGTCCTCTCGCCGGAGTAACTATTCACAGGTGGATTGATTTAATTAAAAGGGGGCGGTCTCGTCCTTGAAGTCAGAGCCGGTCTCGTCCCCAAACTCGATGCTGGTTTCGTAGAGCATGCCGGTCTCGCGCTCGTAGCCGAGGTAGATCACCTCGCCTGTGGCTTGGCCGGTGTAGCGATCCTTCAGTACACGGAAGGTTGTCACCGCACGGAGACGCTCGTCCTCGTGCTGCTGATCACGTTCGAGACCGAACATGTAGTGGCACCAGAAGCCAATGGCTCGGCTGCCCTTGAAGTGCCTGATCATGACACGACCACCCTCTTCGTGAGGTTTGCCCTCGGGGGTGGCGAGGTGCGACACGAGGTGGATGATGATGCCCAACTCCTTGGCCAGCGCGGCCATCTCGGCCATGATCTGTTCAAGGGCTTTACGCTCGTCATCCTCAGCAGCCGCAAGGGCTGTGAGATGGTCGATATAGAAGACCTTCACGCCCTCGCTGTGGGCGAGGTAGCGGATGGTTTCGCGGATAACGCTCCACTCGGTCGCACCGAAGCTGTCGTAGAAGAACAGCATGTCCTGATCGAGTTTATTGAGAGCTTCATCCAGCTCGGCATCAGTCCACCCATCATCGGGGATGTGGAACCGACGCTTGGCGAACTTGCCGGCCAATCGCTTGGCTGTCTCGGTCGGCATCTGTTCGAGGAAGAACACGCCAACCTTTTGTCCCAGTTCGGTGACATCGAAGGTGATCTGCTGGGTGAGGAAGTCGGTCTTGCCGATACCGGTACCCGCGCCGAAGGCGTAGACTTCCCCGAAGCGGCGACCGTAGGTCAGCTTGGTCAGGCGTTCACAGAACCACCGAAGGCCCATCTCGATAGGCCGGCGAGCGGCTTCCTTGATGTCCTTGAAGGATACCACCCCATCGGGACGATAGGTCTGAGCCTGCCAGATCGCAGTGATGATCTCGTCCCCCTTGCCGGCCATGAGCAGGGCGTTGGGGTCTTTGTCCGGTAGTCGGGCGATCTTGCACTTGCCGGGAGGGAAGAGAGCAGCACACGCGGCTGCGGCTTCTCGCCCAGGTTCATCCATGTCGAACATGAGGACGACTTCCTCGAAGGTGGTGAGCCATTCGAGTGCTGCCGATAAAGCCTTCTTCGCGGACTGCGCGCCATTCTGGATGGACACGACAGGCCACTTATTGCCCTGCACTTGGCTGACCGACATCGCGTCGATCTCGCCTTCGGTGATGACGACCTTACGGCCTCCACCACTCCACAGGTTCTGGCCGAAGAGGAGCGCCGGCTTCATGTTGCCGGTAACCGTGAAGGTCTTGTCGGCAAAGCGTATCTTCTGCGCCGTGAGGTTTCCCTCATCGTCAAAGTAGGGTGCGATGTGGACGAGTTGGTCCTTGAAGTGGCCGATCTGGTAGCCAAACTTGCGGCAGGTTTCTTCGGTGATGCCGCGCTTTGAAAGGGCACGGTATTCCCCGCCCGAGATTAGGTCTCGCGACATCTTTGATTTCCTTGAAGGTTGGGGGTCGGAGCCATCTCCCGGCTCGTAATAGTCACAGCCGAAGCAGTGGCCGTGGCCGTCCGAGTAGCGGCCAAGGTTGTCCCTTGAGCCGCACTTCGGGCATGGCTCCTTGCGAACGAAGGAGCTTTCACTGTTCATTTCAGGTGGCTCTCACCGCCTCTTCGACGGCCGCGATGAACAGAGCGATTGCGAAGATTGCGACAACAAGGCCGATCAGTGCGCCGAGCTTGACAAAGGACAGGATGACCAGCGCGACCACCGCAGCCAAAGCCATCAGCAGGGCAAGACAAACGCCAGTCACAATGAGGTTCGTGATCACGTTGCGAATGAACCTCATGCGTACACCCTCCCGGCCTTCCGAAGGGCGTACTCAGCGTACACCTTGCCGTTTACATCGGTCTTGATCGTCGAGGTCACCTTGTGGCCGGCCTTCTTGATTTCCAAGATGCGGGCTGCAAGGCGCTCGACGCCGAAGAGCTGACGGGCCACGAGCGGGGTGATCGAGTTGCCGGCCGCGAGGTGCTTGACCAGGCGGTCGCACTGGCTGCCCGACTGGAAGACCACGACGCGAGCCTTCGGGACTGCCTTCTTGACAGCCTCGACGGGGTCGACCTTGACCAGCGTGAGGTCTTCGAGCGAGACCCACTGCGACCATGCGATGCCTTCGACGCAGACATCCGCAGAATGGGTGCCGGCATCGACGAAGATGACCTTACCGGTCTTGCCGTTGAAGTTGGGGTCATAGAAGTCTTCGACAGTGGGTGTGTCAGCGATGCGAACGGTATCACCCACCTTGAAGGGATTGACCACGTCGAGGCTCTCGGCACGGGACCAGCGCCCGTGGTTAGGCTTGCAGTGGCCGGCGCAGTCGTGGATGAGGTTCGTCGGGTTCACGAACTCGATAGCCAGCGACTTGCCATTCTGGTGGACGTGACGGACACGGCCATTGCCGTATTCCGGGTGCTCTTTGTGGCGGACGTGGGTGCCAACAACGATTGTGTTCATGTGGTCTCTCGGGAGTTGAGGTCGTAAAAACGAAAAGACCCCCACGGAGGGAACCGTGAGGGCCAGTTGAGGTCAGCTTAAGGGAGGGGTAATCAGCCTGGGAGGCGGATGACCTGACCGACCTTCAGCTTCGCCGGGTCGACGTGCGGGTTGACCTTGAGGATCGCCTCGACGGTCGTTCCGTACTTCTTCGCCAGACTGAAAATCGTGGGGGTGGCGCTGGTGATCTCGACCGCTCGGGCGTCCGGTTCAGCCGGAACATGTGAGGTATCGAAGACGCCGGTCTCGTTGATCCATTTGCGGACATCGAACGATGGGCAGTCCTTCTTCACGCCAGCGAAATCCCGATGTCCCTGAATGGTGACGCCGGGGTACTTGGTCTTCAGCTCGCGCAGCTTGATTGCGAGCGTGGCGAACTGGGCAGACGTGAAGTTGTTCTGCGCCTTCATGTTCGCATCGACACCGCCGACAAGGCAGATGCCGATTGAATTGGAATTGTGGTTCTCAACGTGAGCGCCGACCACATTCTCGGGCCGGCCGAGTTCCACCGTGCCATCGCGGCGGATGACGAAGTGGTAGCCGATATCGATCCAGCCCTTCTCGCGATGCCATTGGCGGATTTCCTTCGCGCCGATGTCCATCTTGGGCTGCGTGGCCGAGCAATGCACGACGAGGTAGGAGGTCACCTTGCGAGGTGTGAACATGCTACTCATCGATCCATTCCTGGGGGATGATCTTCGCCGCGAACTTGAAGCCGTGCTTCAGGCACCAGTCGGCGTAGGTTGTCTGTGAAGTCTTGGAGATGCGGGCCTTGGGGTTCGAGAAGACGAACCGGATGTCCAGCTCGGGGTGCTGCGTCTTGACCAGCAGATGTTTCTGCCGGTCCTCGGTGACGAAGCGCCCCTTGGTCTCGATGAAGATACCGTTCGGGAGCTGGAAGTCTGGGGTGTATTTGGCCTTCCGTTCCGGCTTGGTGTAAGGGATGATGACCTCTTCGTAGCGCGGGTTGATGCCCTGCGCCCGAAGCTGGTCGCCTACCTTGTCCTCAAGACCGGAGCGGAAGCCTTCTCGAATACCCACCGCGCGCAGTCCTGCTGCGGATGTGCGGTAGGTCATGTGATCCTTAGAACGGGATGTCGTCGTCGATGGTCTTGGACGAGGTGTCCTCGCCGCTCTCGTCACCGAAGCCGCTTTCGTTCTCCTCGGTCGCCGGCTCCTCGTATTCGTAGCCATCTTCAGCGCCGAAGCCGTAGCTCGACGCGGAGCGCTGACCACCGGAGACAAGGTCGATGATCTGGACAGCCTTCAGCTTGAGCTTCAGGCCGGCCGCGCCGGTACCTGGGATGAAGTAAGGCTGGCACTCGAACGAGACCTTGGCCTCGGTGCCCGACCAGATCTCCGGTACCTTGGTCATCGGCTTGCCCTTGGCGTCGAAGATCGCGGGCTTGGCTGCCCACTTCGTCTTGTCCTTGCGCTCGCCGCTTGCCGCCATCGCGAACTTGAACTCGATGTAGCCGGTCGGCTGCTCGGTTTCCTGATCGTAGAGGGTCGTGAAGAGGTCGTTCTCGGTGACCTTGCCGAGCTTCTTGCGGGTCTCGACCTTGAGTTCCTTGAACTTGGCTGCGGCCTCGGCCATCGCTTCCTGATAGTGCGGCATCAGGGCGGCGATGAAGGCCTTGGTTGCCGGTGCATCAGCTTCGAGCACCAGCTTGGTGGAGTACTCGCCGTTCGGCTTCGGGTAATCCTTCGTGCCGTAGTCGATCTTGTCGATCTTCGGGAACTTCAGGGGACCGCGAGGGGAATTGAGCGACGGGTTCTTGTTGCGTTCTGCCATAGAGAAAGTCCTGCTGTGGGAAATGAAAAAGCCCCCTCACCGGCAAGGCGAAGGGGCTGATAAACATCCACGGGTGGATGCGATTGATTAAAGCTTGGTCGTCTTGACCGGGGGGATTACCGGCTTCTCGCGGCTCGCCTCGAAGACTGCGCGGAAGACGTGGTAGGTACCGCCGACATCACGAGCCAGCCGCTCGGCCTCGGCCTTGGCTGCGAAGTCCGTGACGTGGACTTTCGGCTTGCTGCCGGGGGCGTAGTTGGCACCTTCGAGAGCGACGACGAGGAACCGGCCAGTGTCGATCTTGGCTACCGGTTCAGGGGCCGATGCCGGGGCATCAGTGACCAGCTCGAAGTACTTCGGCATACGCCAGCCGGTCATTCCGTCGACCTTCAACTCCGTGAGAGAGCTGTTCAGTTCGGTCACCGTGAAGATGCTGCCCTTGCTGCTGCCCTGAAGGCGGCGAACGCGATCACCGACCTTGAAGCCACCCACGGACGCGACCGGCTTGGCAACGAGGTAGTCGGAGTGAACCTTGATCAGGTTGTCGAACGGACCACCCGTGAAGTTGACCATGTACCATTCGTTGGTCAGCACTTCCTTGATCGAGCCCATGCGCCCGTCCATGCCACGGGCTCCGTAGCCGACGATGGACTTGTAGATGACCTTGTCGCCTGCCTTGAACTTGGTCGGCTTGGCGGCAGCGGCCGGCGCTTCGAGCGGGTAGGCCTCGATCAGCAGATCGCGGAGCTTCTTGGCCTCCTCCGGGGAGATCGTGAGGCTGCGAGCGGAAGTGATAAGATTGATGTAGCTGTCCGCGTTCAGGGTCGCGAGGCTGATCTCGCCCGCGCTGTTGCAGTTGTGTGCGGATGCAGCGACGGAGACGGTCCTGTGGAAATTCTTGTTAGCCATGATGGTTTTCTCTCAGATGTCGAGGGCTGATGATCAGCGGGTGGAGCGCACGTATTCGAGGAGGGTGATGGGCACCCATTCGAGTTCCGATACGCGCTTGAAGTATTGGTGGACGTAGCCTCGGCCCGAGCGAGCCGGGACCATGGTTTTTCCGAACCCCCCGGAACGCGGGGTTTTGAAGGTGACCTTACCGATGCGGGAGTGGGTCATCACATCTTCCCCTGTGGGCAGTTGCGTTCGGCCTGCCGCTCCAGTGTGGGCAGAGGATGCTGAGGCAGATCGTGGTTGATCGAGTTGCCGAGCTGGACGTACGGCTTGTCGGAGACGGAGACCTTGATGAAGGCGCGCTTACCGCTCTCGACGTTCTTTGAGACCCGGTGGATGTTCGTCTGGTCGAGCCGGTAGAGGTGGTTGACCTTGGCGTGTTCGAGCCGGTCGCCCTTGTTCGAGATGTTGTTTGCCCAGAACTCGAAGGCTAGCATGGATTCCCTATGGTCTTCGGGAACACTGATCATCAGCCCCTCGGTGATGAGAAACTCGGTCGGGTTCCGGTCGGCCCAGATGTAGTTCAGGTCGTCCGTCAGGAAGCCATCGGAGTGCCAGCCGGGGCGATTGCCGGGGGCATCCGGCGTGACATGCGTGATCTTGACCGAGAGATAGACGTAGCTTTCGGTCCAGCGCCTGCCCTTTGGGTTGATCGTGTCATCGTCGATCACATCGTCCATGACTGCATCGACAATGCGCTCGTACTTCTTCAGGTTGGCCGGGAGCTTCGGCATGAACTGTCCCGGCATCTTGATCGGGAGGTAGAGCCAGAACATCATTTCCGATGTGTCCAGTTCCATGCAGCCCAGGTCGACCGGAGCTGCGCCGTAAATGGCTGAAGTTAGCTTGGCCATGTCGGCGCTCCTCAGATCGAGAGCTTGAAGTGGAAGCGACGGAGGGCAGCTACATCGTAGCCGTCTTCGCGCAGCTCCTGGCCGTGCTGGAAGGAGATTTCGCGACCCTGATTCCAGAGTTCGATGGCGCGACCGAGCGCGCTCTGAGCCTTGTGGGCGTCGGAGTTGTTCATGTGATGAGACCTGCTGTTTGAGCTATTTGCTTAAGGGAGGGGTAATGGGTCAGGCGAGGATGCTGAGGGCGCGAGCGGCCCTTGCTTCGGCAGCCTTCAAAGCATCAAGGGCATCGGCTGCTTCGAGGAGGAGCTTGGCCTGCGCGCGTAGGTTCTCTGCCTTGGTGACAGTTTTCTCTTGGGCTACCTGCTGGATTGGAGGCAGGTCACCACTGGTGGTCGGAACGACAACCGCATCCACCCAACTCAGGAACTCCCGAGCGTCGAGAGAGCCTGAGCGCATGGCGAGCTTGAAGAGGCCATCCAAAGAGACGAGCTTGGCGTTAGCGCTCCCGCGCCATGTAATTTTTAGACAGACGCTCGCGGGATTGGTGATCTGCCCCGCCCCCAGCTTGCTGTAATGACGAGCAAAGCCAGACGAAGTGTACTTGGTGAGACCGAGGGCTTGGCATACATCGCCACCAACAAACCAAGGCTGGTTATCGATCATGACAACGCGAATTTGGGTCATGCGGTAATCGAACGTGAAAAGCTTCTGCATTTTTTGAGACCTGCTAAGCGCCTCTCAAGGCGCACTGATGCGTTTGCTTAAGGGAGGGGTAATCCCCCTCAGAGGGATCACCGATGCTGATTTCAATTCACTCGTGGATGCTTTCAGGCAAAGAAAAACGGGCTGTCCAATACCTGTTGGAGGTCGAGGTTGCCCCTGGCTGGGAGATCGGGAAGTTTCTCCCCGGTCTGCGCTTCCAGTTCCTCCTTGAACCGGGTCAATACATCCACCTGTGAGTACATTTGGACAAACTCCTCCCTAAGATACCGAGCCAGAGCCCAGGCATTGCCTGCGTGGGTGCCGTAGCTGTCGTGGATCATTGAGAAGGAGTTGATCCCCTCGCGCTTGCTGCGCCCGATGGTCTTCATCAGATGCGAGGCGTCGAGCGAGTGGACCCAGTTCGGGCTGATGCCAGACGCCTGCCGGCGACTGTCAATCTTGCCAACCCCATGCTGATACCTGATCTGAAGACGCTGCGAGTTGAACGTGGTGTCCACTCGCTTCATGTTCGGGACGCGATAAGCCTGCTGCACGAGGAAGCCTACTGGCGTCGACCAGTTGATCGGAAGGCCTTCCTTCGAGGCCACCTGAGAGGCAGCCTGAAGCCAATCCATGGCCTCGCGAGCCTTGACCACGACCTCGCCGACCGAGTCCCAGATCAGACCGCCCATGTACTGAGCTGCTTTGTAGCCGAAGTCGATGGCCTTTCCGTCATCGCCCTGGCTGACGAAGGGATAGCCCTCAGGCTCCTTCGTGCGCCATTCCTTTATGGTGTCCTCGTCGACCTGAGACACGAAGCCGAAGCGCCGTGCCCCATAGGCGAGCGTCATGACAGGGCGCTTGGTGACCTTGCGGCCCATCTTCGGCAGCCAGCCAGAGGCCATCTCAGCGACGGTGCAGACCACCTTCTCGTACTCTTCGCCGCTGTCGGTCTTGCCCTTGATCATCACCATGTCGGAGCTGTTGAGATCACGAGCGAGCTGTTCGCAGACGATATCGCAGACCTTCTGATAGATATCCTGCGGCTCATCTGCCGGGATGAGGTTCACCGCTGCGCCACCAACCTCGTCGAGCAGCATCGCGGAGAAATTCTGCAGGCCATTGCAGGTGCCGTCCATCTGGATCGGAAGGCAGGACATGTAGCCGTAGCCTTCGCGCTTCAGGCCAGCCCACTCGAAGCAGAACGCGAGGAACTGCCACTTCTTCTCGCCCTTGTCCGCGTCCATCCAGAAGCGGTTGTCGTAGGGGTTCTCGGCCGAGGCGATTATCTGCTCCTCATTCCGCAGCACCCACTGCACACGCTCCTCCATGTCGACCTTGTCGTAGCCCCAGCAGCCGGCACCGTGGATAGCCAGCCACTCGGCCGCTTCCTGATCGTGGATCGGAACAGCGTTCGAGAAGGTGAGCAGACCACGCTGCAGATCGTTGCCCTGAGGGGTCAGATAGAGGGGCAGAGGATAGGCACGACCGCGCCAGTCGAGGGTATGGGGGTAGAAGAATGCCTCCTCGTCCTTGAACTTCTCGGCCACCCCGAGGGTACGGAGGAAGCTGGCCCGACGACCTGAGATCGCGGCGTTCTCGACGTGCGTCCGATGGGTCTCGGCCTTCCACGCCTTGAACTCTTCAACCTGCTCCTCGGTCATGTCCTCGACGGCCATCTTCTCCTTGCCTTCGGGCAACCAATGAGGCCGTGCCGGCATCCGCAGCTTGTCAGCCTGAGGGAGACCAGCAACGCCAGCGCCGGTCTCATAGAGGGTGCGGACCACGTCGAGGACCTGGGTGTTGATCGCCCAAGCTGTGTCCTGCAACGCGTTGATAGCCTCATAGACCTCCGACAGGTCGCGGTTGGCCAGCTCTTCGAGGTACTGCTGGTTATGGGTCTTGACCAGCTTCAGGCGACGGAAAGCCGTGTAGTAGCCGCCGTCGAAGGGCGAGGTCCACGGCTTCGGAGGGACGATGGTGGGCATGTAGATCGGGAACAGGTGTTCGAGCCTGCTGTTCTCGGTCTCCATCCACCGCATCGTCGCTTCATTGGCTGTGAGCAATTCGAGGGTGCCGAAGCGCGCCGACTGGACCACCTCGCGCTCGATCAGGCCGGTGGACTGAATGAAGATGTCGACCAGCTTCAGACCAACGAGAATGCGATCCTTCTCGCTCCACTCCTCCAGTTCCACGCCGAGCAGACGTGCAGGGTACAGCAGATGCGACCACTTGCGCCTGTCGAGGGACTCCTTCTGGGCCTTCTTCAGGAATTTCTTGTGGGCTTTGGGCATCTCCTCTTCGAACTTGCGGCTGTTGAACTCGTTCTCCAGCATCGAGCCGATGGCGAGTGAGGTCTTCGTGAGGTTGGACTTGCGGGTGACCTCGTCGAGGATCACGCGGGCTGTGATGTTGGCGACCGTATCGACATCGAGCTTGTCGATGAAGGCTACTGCCGTGTGGCGACGACCAGCAGCTCCGCTCTTCGCTTCAGCGAGGAAGCCGGCGATAGCTGCCACGACTTTCTCATGAGCTTCACTCACCAACCGATTGACCGCCAAGGTCCCGGTCATCTGCCCCTTATCGGAAGCTTTCTCGACGCTCTTTCTGAACCTTTGGATACCGGAGGTTCTCATCTCCTGTTCCAGTTCAAGCTGACGTTCAAAGAGGGGGTTTTCAAGGATGGAATTATCGATGGTCATTCTGAGGTCCTCGTCTCTGCGTGGGCCAAAGGCTCCCTTCCGGTCTCCTCTAAGGGGCCGGTTTTTGGGGCTTTGCTTAAGTGAGGGGTAATCGACGTGACACTGCTGCCTGAGGGGCCGGTGAAGCCCTAAGGGAGGGGTAATTCTCCCCGCCGTGACACGCGAATGTGGCATGCAATCACAGGTGAATTGATAAGCAACCACCAGTGAATATATTTTGATTGAAAGAAAGCCCCAGTTTCCCGGGGCTAACTTACTATATGGAGGGGGAAGTATTTACGGGTGACTAGGATGTAGAGGCACAACCTAAATCTGCTTTGCCCGTTTTACCTTCCCCAGAAGCGCAAGCTTTTCAATAGCTTGAGGTTTTGTGCATTCCTTTTACTTACTGCTGTGTCACGGGGAAATGGCACAATGTGTCATGTGTCACGCCCCGATTTCGGCCCCCTGATAGTCTGACATCCGCTTAATTGCAAGACGTTTGCGTTCGGCTGATGTCTTAGCGTATCGCATGGTCGTTTCGATGCGCTTATGACCGGCCAGTTCCTGCACCGTGCGAATGTCGGTATGGAGCAGCATGTTGGTGACGAACGTGTGGCGCAGAACGTGCGGCACGTAATTGTTGTCATCGGTCATGCCTAGGTCCGACTGCATGCTCTTCCAATGTTCCCGGTACCAAGCAGGCTTCTGAGTGAAGAGCTTCGCGTCGGGATCGTTGAGAGGCTTGGCCCTGCGGAGGAGAACTTCCCTCGCCCTGGCTGTGAGCGGCACATCCCGTTTGTCCCCCGCCTTCGTGTCGAAGGTCCAGAGGTCTTCCAGTTCGGCGTCCCGCTTGGTGATCTTTAAGACCTCACCCTGCCGGAAACCAGTGTCCAGAGAGACAATGATATAATCCCTCAGCTCATCTTCAAGCATCTCGTCGCACCAAGCCAGCATCTGATCGAGTTCCTTGTCCTCATAGTACCTGACGCGGGTGTTCCGCTCTTTGATCAGGCCGATGTCGAACAGCTTGTCGATCTTGCCGAGCTTGTAGGCCTCTTTCACCATGGTGGAGAAAGCGGCGAGCTTGCGGTTAATCGTGGCATCCGCCCGTTTCCAGCCGGTCACCGTCTTCTTGATCGTCAGGCTATCCTCATAGCAGAGGGTTTTGACGTCCCTTTGTGGGCCGAGGATGTTGACCACGTGCTGACCATTGATCAGCGCCGTCTTCTCGCCCTTGGTGCCCCTCCATCGGGTCTCAGCGACCAGATCGAAGAGGTGCTGCAGGGTCATGACAGGCTCGGCAGTCTTTACGACCACCTCTTTGCCAGACAACAGTGCTGCCTTGGTCTCGGCTTCCCAAATCTCAGCTTCAAGCTTCGTTGGGAAGTCCTTTCTCAGCCGCGTCCCCTTATGAGAGACAGCGGCTTGCCATGAGGCTCCGCGTGGTTTAACAGGCATCGCATCTCCTTTCGTTGCCCAGTTGGCGGAATTGGTAGACGCACTTGGTTTAGGTCCAAGCGCCGAGAGGTGTGGGGGTTCGAGTCCCTCACTGGGCACCACTTACAAACGACCCGCCTACCTTGGTGTCGTCGATGCCCATTAGCTGCGCTATTCGGGCAGCTAATAGTTTCCCCTTGGGGGTCAGGAAGCAGACCACATTTCGCAAATCGTTGGGGTCACGCTCGCTCTTGATGAGCTTGAGGCCTTCCGCATCACGGCGAACGGCCTTCTCACCGAGGTCACCCAGAGCGCGGCTTACAGACGGCTGAGGGATACCCGTTATTTTTCTAATTTCGGAGGACGCTATGCCCTCCTTCGACGCGATCACGAGGAAAACCTCGAAGGTCTGCACCGACATGAGCGCCTTCTCGTCTTGGAGCTGGCGCACCTCGTTCATGACCGCGCTCATGCGCGAAAACAATGCCTTAGGCATGTGGAGTGTCCCTCTTATTGGCCCCAGCCCGGGGCGGTACGATGGAACCCATACACCCGTGGTTAGGTTTGTGCAATAAACAGTGTGACGTAGCAGCGACCGAGCCACAGTTCGTGGTTCCCGTCCTCGCAGCGGTAGCTAAAAAAGCGATCCAGAATACGAGACCGTTCGATCTCGATATATACTTCAAATCGCTTGGTTTTTTTGAATGCCCACACGTGTTATTCCCTCGCTCACCGTTCGCGTCCTGTTCTCGTTTCAAGGACGGTGCGGATATACCCCTGCCCCAACGAGTACCACAAGCTGCAAAAATGCCACTGGTGAATACGTTGGGAAAGGTTGTTGACGTCTCATCGGCCTCCAAGATCGCGCATGTTACTGATTTCACATTAACTTCCGTTAATGACATAGGAAAACTATCCTACTCAGCATTGCGCTGGGAGCATATCAGCCATGCAAAATCCTAAACTCTGCTCCACCGATACATGGTGATGATACGCGGGCGTTCATGGCCCAAAGCGAAGTCAAATTAGGCACTTAACAGAAGAGCATCCCGCCTTGTTGAACCTAAGAGCCCTTAGCTTCAAACGCAGTGGATTGCTGTGGATAACCACGACCATCGAGAACCGTACTGGACAGTTCTCTAGGTTTCGGCCTTGGGGCCTCATCAGGTGGTAATTTAGGCGGGAAAACTGCAACTTAGTGGACGACCACAGCGGAGCGCCAGCCGGCTAGGAGGCGAGCCTTGGTGATCGCGGCCGAGCGCTTCGTGAAAGTGCCGATTGGAGTGACCCAGCCGGGAATGACCGAGGTGACTGCCCAGCGACCCTTGGCAACCTTGCGAACGTGGTAGGTGGCAGCCATCACGCGCCCTCCCCGTTCAGCTTGGCAACTGCGGCGTTGATCTCTTCGACCTTGTCGCCCGTGGTGATGATCTTCAGCTCTCTCGCCTTGGCTTCACCATTCTCGATGTAGGCGGCACGTTCTGCCACTACGTCCCCGCGCTCATACGCTCCGAACTGGATGCCCCAGCGCCCATCTACAAGGGCGACCAGCGTGTAATACTTCCTCGGCTTTCGGGCCATTTGCATTCCCCTTCAGTCGGCAGCCATCGTCAGGCGGGCGCATGCCAAGCCCCGCGACCGGCCCCGTGAGAGGCCAGTTTCGGCAGTATTTAATTCACAGGTGGATGCTTCAGGACGCAGTTGCGCCGCCCTCGACCATATCCCAGCCCCTCGGAACGAAGACATTCTTGGCAGCTATCGGCGCTTCGATCACGCCCAACTCCAGCGCCAGACGCTCGGCCTCCTGCCATTCGATGGTGTGGCAACCGACCTGAATAGTCCCGTTGTCGAGGATGTGGCGCAGTGCGAAAGAACCGGCCTCGATGCGACGGGGCGGGACGAAACCATATCCCCCAGCGCGGCACTCTGCGGCTATCTTGAAGATCGCGATAGCGTCCTTAAGCGGGCAATGAGCGCCCCATGAGGTTTCCATGAGGTCGCCCTTGGCCCGCACTCGGATATAGCGGCTATCACGAATGCGCCAGCCATCAATGTCACCACCAGCAACCCACTCGGCTGCCAGCAGTTCAACTTCAGCAGCTCGCTTGGCTTGCTCCTCAGCGCGGCGCTTCCGTGCCTCTTCAGCGCGCTTGCGTTCGTTTTCGAGGGCCTGACGAATGGTTTCATCAAGGTCATCAGCATTCGGGAACGGTGCAGGCTCACCGATGAAGGCAGCCCAGCGGTTCAAGTTAATAGCCACGCTATGCGCTTCAGCGATCAAGCTGTCTTTGCGAGACCGTGCGCGCTTGGCCTTATCGAGCAACTCAGCGATCTTGCGGAATGCCCGTTCCTTGTTCGTGTCGAGGCTATCACCTACCTTCTCAATCTCGAAGACCGTGTAACCGCGACCGTAGTTGATTGAGCGCCAGACCCGCGAGACATGCCCCGAGGTCGTCACGCTGTAGCGATCGGTCGTGAAGAGAATGGCCGTCTCGCCTGCCTCATTGGTGATGAACTTGGCGATTGGGAAGTGGTGACCATAGCTGTAGATGGTCACGCCATCGAAGAACAGGTTACCGTTGCCAGACTTGGCATGCGCTTGGGATTGATTGGCCCAAAGGTGAGCCACCATGTCGTTAGAGACCACAGTCTTCATTTCAATTGCTCCTTGCTTATTTAACTCACTGGTGGATGCATTGAGGCGCTCCTATACCGCCCCCATATTGCCTTGCGGTCGCGTGAGGGTTTGGATAGGATGCAGGAAGCGAGAGAGCTTACGCCCTCCCGCCCCCTTCGCTAGAGGGTTATGAATAGGGCCAGGGTGATCGAGACCTTGGCCTTTTTCATTTTCCAACGAAGAGTGATTGACCATGTGAGCATGGCTAATCCTCCTGCTGTGTCGCTGTTTCGTCGCGACTTCCGAGTGCGGGCTTTCGTGGGCCATTCATCATGACCAGCAAGCGCACCATTCAAGGCAGCTAGGCGTTGCCCTCAATGGCAAGCTTGAGCGATATCGTATTCACTCGTGGATGGTTTCGGCCATAGCTTGGCCTCATCAGCGGGGCAGCATCAGCCCCGTACCTATTCGATTGTCAAAGAACCGAGAGGCCTGTCTGCCCCTCACCTGCCGCCTCAGGCCGTTCCAGCCGCCCCGATTTGGTGAGGTACATATATGCACTGGTGAATTGAATGTAAAGCGGCAGATTGTGAAAATTCGATCAGTCTGCGTTAAGTTGTTGATTTTGAGTCAGAGTTTCTTTTTGTCCCGTCACTAGGGCTCGTGGTTGTGTCATGCTCATGTAATTGCACCACTGAATCGGACCGAACATGAGCCAAGATTACCGAAGTTCAATCACATTTGAGCAAGCGATGGGACTTGAGCCCCTGCCCTCTCAACTCAAATTGAATGAGGTGAGTCCGGTACTCAAAGCACGTCTGTGGGATTTAGTTCACACCCAAGTTCTTAAAAGCCGCATGTATGGCAACGGCTCCCTTCTTGACGATCCGATACGTCGCATAGCTAAGCGTTACATGATCGAAAGGGAAAATATGCTCATTGATGAATGGGATAACGGAACGTACGATCTCATCAACATCTGGAAAAGGAAATTCGCACCGGAGGCGACATTCTCGGATGTTCTCGGCTTCACTGAATGGTTTGTTCGAGCGCTTCGCAACCCGGATGTGGCCCACTTTGTCGCCAATATCCTGAAAGCTGAACGTGCTGCGTATCGCTTAGAGGA